TACCGACGAGCTGATCGAGAAGTTGCGGGCCATCTTCCCTGATGTCCCCAGCCGGTCGATGTCCCATCGGGAGATTGACCACTGGATCGGCACGCAGGAGGTGATCGGCTACCTGATCAAGCTGCGCGAAGAGCAGCAGTCGGACCCGCTCAATCTGGAGAACCTCTGATGTGCTCTGGAAGCAAGCCGGCGACCATCGTCATGCCCAACACCGGCTCTTACGACCGGATGGCGCAGATGCAGATGGATGCCATGCGGCAGCAGCAGGAAGGCGTGGCAATGCTCAAGCAGATGGAGCTGAACCAGGCGCTGCGGAGCCAGGAGCAATCGCTCATGGAGTACCGCGACTTCAAGACCGAGCGGGCCAATGACACCGCTGCCAACGCTCAGCGGATGGCGGCGCTGATCGGCACCCCGCCGCCGGAGAAGACCGCGAAGGCGCCAGTGGTTGGCACCGATCGGGAAAACATGGTCAAGGCCAAGGGCAAGAAAGGCCTGCGGATTGATCGCGTTGACCGGGCTGTCGCCACCAGCGAAGGCGCCGGGACCGGCCTCAACATCACCACCGCGAGTTAGCCATGTGCTTTGGGAGAACCGCTGCGCCGCAGATCATCTACTCAGGGCCCAGCCAGGAGGACATCGCCGCGCAGAACGCGCAGCTGCAGACCTACATGCAGCAGTCCGCCGCTCAGCAGCAGACATTCGCTGCGGCACTGCAGGCGCAGATCGACCAGGCCAACCAGGCGGCGCAGCGGCAGTCCTCGCTGATGCAGCAGGAGCGCGCCGCTTTTGACAGCGGCATGAAGACCGAAGCGCAGAAGGCCCAGGAGGCTATGTCTGCCGAGAAGCAGAAGGCTCAGCTGGACCAGGCGGCCCAGTCCGCAGCAGCGGCCAGCGAGAACGCCGCGATTGCCCAGTCGGCCTATGGCGTGAACACGGCCCAGATCACGCCCGCCAACGCCCAGACGACTGAGCCAGTGGCGCCCAAGAAGAAAGAAGAGGCGACTGGTTTGAAGATCACGCCCGGCTCAGTCAGTGCCATGGCCGGATCCGGCCTCAACATCGGAGTTTGATCATGTGCTCAGGAGGAGGCGGCAACAAGAAGGCTCAGCAGCAAGCGGCGGCAGAGGCGGCCGCGCGTCAAGCCGAAGCGGATCGACTGGCTCAGCAGCGAGCGGCCGAACAGGCCCGGCTGGCCGAGGCGCAGCGAGCGGCTGAGACGCAGGCCAAGGCTTTGCAGGCTGAGCAGGCCCGGCAGCAGCAGCTGGCTCAGCAGAGAGCAGTCCAGCAGCAGCAGCAGATGCAAGCGCAGGCCAGGGCCCAAGCCGAGCAGATCGCCCGGCAGCAGGAGGCGCAGCGGCAGGAGATTGCCCGGCAGCAAGCCGAGCAAGCCAAGTTGCTGGCGGCGCAACGGCTTGCCACCGGCGCGGCCTCGACCTCCTTGAGGGCCTTGGCACAGCAGCCGGCGGGCCGGGGCCCCACCGCGCCGATCACTGTCAATGGCCCCGAGGGCGACGGCAAGCGGCGCCGTGGCGCCGGCACAGGCGCAGAAAACCTGCGGGTGGGTTCGTCGGGACAGTCCTCAGGCGCTGGCCTGAACATCGGAGTCTGATCACATGAGCTGCGCTAAGCGTTACCGGGCCCTCGAGTCAGACCGCAACTACTACCTGGAGAGGGCTCGCAGTTCGGCGCGGCTGACGCTGCCGTACCTGATTCCGCTCAGCGATGAGCCCACGGCGATGGAGAACCAGACCTGGCCTCTGCCATGGAATGGCATCGGCGCCCGCGGGGTTCACAACCTGGCCAGCCGGCTACTGCTGGCGCTGCTGCCACCGACCGAGACGTTCTTCCGGTTCACGATCGACGAGATCGCCATGGCCAAGCAGGAGGCCGAGGTGGCCGCTGCTGGCGCTGGCCCCGAGGAGGTGGGCCGCCAGAAGAGTGAGCTCGATCTGGCGCTGGCCCGGCTGGAGCGGGCGGTGCTGCGCAGCATTGAAACCTCCAACGACCGGGTGGCGGTGCACGAGATGCTCCTGCACCTGGTGATCAGCGGCAACGTGCTGATGTACGTCTCCGAGGAGGGGCTCAAGTGCTTCCACCTCAACCGCTACGTCTGCCGGCGCGACCCGATGGGCAACCCGCTGGAGGCGATCGTCTGCGAAGTGCTCTCTGTTGAGGTTCTGCCCGACAACGCCAGAGAGCTGCTCGACGAAAGCGATGGCGATGTGGAGGGAATCGTTGATGACGACCACACGCCTGAGTACGAGCGCACCGTGCGCGTCTACACCCACATCCAGTGGGAAGGGAAGAAGGTCAAGTGGTATCAGGAGCTGAAGGATCAGGAGATCCCTGGCACCCGCGGCACCGCCAGCGTTAGCGAATCGCCCTGGCTGCCCCTGCGCATGTACCGGATTGACGGGCAGGGTTACTCGCCGGGCTACGTCGAGGCCGCGTGCATCGCCGATCTGCAGACCGCTGAGGCGCTGAGCCAGGCGATTGCCGAGGGCTCGCTGGTGTCTGCCCAGGTCAAGCACCTGGTCAAGCCCAGCGGCATCGCCAACCCCAAGAAGCTGGCCGAGGCCCCCAACGGCGCCTACCTGCCGGGCAACCCCGACGACGTGTTCACCATCCAGGTGAACAAAGCGGCCGACCTGAATGTGGCGGCCCAGGGCCTGGCGCGGATCGAGGCCCGGCTGGCGCAGGCGTTCATGCTCGCTGACGTGCGGGACTCCGAGCGCACTACAGCGGAAGAGGTCCGCTTGCAGGCATTGCAAATCGAGAACAGCCTCGGCTCGATCTACGCGATCCTCACGACCGAGTTCCAGCAGCCCTATGTGGCGCGGAAGCTGGCGATCCTGACCCGCAAGGGCAAGCTGCCCAAGCTGCCGGAAGACCTGGTGCAGCCGGTGGTGAGCGTGGGCCTGGCCGCTGTTGGCCGCGGCAACGACCTGGAGAAGACCGCCCGGTTTATGACCATCCTTCAGCAGTCGCTGGGCCCCGAGGGCATCGCCACCTACGTGATGCCGTCAGAGCTGATCCGGCGGCTGGCCAGTGCGATGGGCATGGACATCATCGGGCTGGTCAAAACAGAAGAACAGCTGGCCCAGGAACAGCAGGCCCAGCAGCAGATGGCGATGGCTCAGCAGGCGATGGCGGCCGGCATGGCCGACCCGCAGAAGCTGGCCAATGCCGCTGCCACCAGCCAGCAGATGGCTGAACCCCTACCCCCTGAACAGGCCCCGCAATGACGATGACCCCCGCCCCAGAGCTGCAGGACATGCTGGCCCCCGGCCAGGAAGACATGATCGACGGCTTCCTTGAGGAGCTGGAGGAAGAGCAGAGCCAGTTGAACGCCCCCGCCCCGGAGGCAGAGGAGTCACTGCTGGCCGGCAAGTTCAAGAGCACCGAGGAGCTGGAGCGCGCTTACCTGGAGGCGCAGAAGCTGATCAGCAGCCGCGGCCAACAACCGCCTGAGCCGGCGGCCGATGAGCCTGCGCTCACGCCCGACCAGTACACCCCCGAGCTGGGCAAGCAGCTCTATGGCGACACCGTGGCGACGGCGATCGAGGCGGCGCAGATCAACCCGCTGGAGATGGCCGAGAAAGTCTATGCCGGTCAGGACGTCAGCAGCTACGTCGATGCGCTGGTGAATCAGGGCGGCCTGCCCCGGGAGGTGGTGGAGACCTACCTGCAGGGCGTGAAGCCGGCCAAGGCCCCGGCCCAGCAGCCGAGTAGCGGCCTGAGCGATGCTGACGTGGCTGAGCTCAAGGGCTTGGTGGGCGGCGACCAGCAGTTCCAGCAGCTAAGCCAGTGGGCGGTGTCCAACCTGGAGCCCCAGGAGCTGGCCGACTACAACGCGGCGATCGACAGCGGCAACAAAGCGGCGGCCCGCTTTGCGCTCAAGCAGCTGCAGGTGCGGGCGAGTAGCGGCGGCGAGCCGAAGCTGATCAGCGGTGGCGGCGCGGTCAAGACCGACGTGTTTGACAGCGATCAGCAAGCGGTCGATGCCCGCAGCAAGCGCGACGCCAATGGCCGCTTCCTGTACGAGACCGATCCCAAGTACCGGCAGTGGTACGACAAGACCCTTTCCAGGTCGAATGTATTTCTGTAAGGTTTGCGCATGAGTTGTTCTGCACATGTGGAACTAAACGGGCCTCCTTAGGGAGATACCCCGCTTTGGTGAAGCAAAGGAGCAGGGGCTCGCAACCCGAATTAGGCCAATGGCCAACGTTTCTCTCGACCGTATTGGTCAAATCAAAGGCACAGGTGCAGTTGATGCCCTGTTCCTCAAACTCGGCATTGCCGAGCTGCTGTCTGCCTTCGACCGCTCCTGCGTGTTCAAGGGCAAAGTCAAAGAGCGCAACATCAAGGGCGGCAAGTCTGCAGCGTTTCCCGTGTCGGGCCGCGCTGATGCGGCTTACCACGTGCCGGGCACCCCGATCCTCGGGGCAACCAACAGCCCTGGCGACCGCAACGAGCAGCTGATCAACCTCGATGGCTTGATGATCGCCGACCAGGTGATCTATGACCTGGAAGAGCTGATGAACTACTACGACGTCCGCCAGGACGTTACCCATCAGCTGGGCCAAGCCCTTGCTCGTGAGTGGGACAAGCGCGCTGCCCGCGTGCTGTACGCCGCGGCTAAGACCGTCACCGAGCCCCTGGCCAAAGCCGGCAACGCCGGCCGCATCGGCCAGTTCCAGACCCTCTCGGCGGGCTATGCCGCTGCCTCGGCAACGGCTAAAGGCGATGAGCTGGCTTCCCGGATTGGCGCCATCAAGGTGGCCATGAAGAAGAAGGACGTCCCCACGGAAGACCTTGTCTGCGTGGTTGGTCCTGACGAGTACGACTTCCTGCTCGATTCCACCCGTGCGATCAACACCGACTTCAACGGTGAAGGATCCAACGGTTCATTTGCCAGCGGCCGTGTGCTGCGGGTGAAGGGGATCCCGATCATCGAGTCCAACCACGTCACCCAGGCCGCCTACACCAACGGCACCTACGACAAGAACACTGCCTATCAGCAGGATCTGTCGAAGTGCCGCGGCATCATTTTCCACAAAGATGCCATCGGCGTGCTGACCCTGCGCAGCCCCAGCCTGCAAGTCACCCCCCAGGGCGGCGACTTCAACATCATGTACCAGGCCAGCCTGATGGTCGCCCGCATGGCGATCGGCATGGGTGTCCTGCGTGCTGAGTGTGCAGGCGTGATCGAAGCTCCGTAGACTTTCTACGGAGCGACTTCGAGACAAACCGGCCCTCCTGTGTGGAAGCAGGGGGGCTTTTTTGTGTCCGCCGATAGCATGAGGGCTGCACCTCTGCAGAGCTCGGATGGGCCTCGCCAACCAGGGAGCCACGCCAGGGCGCACGACGCTGCTGGAGGCGGTGAACATCTGCCTCCAGAACATCGGCGAGCAGCCGGTCAACAGCTTGGAGAACCAGCAGATCGTCGAAGCGACGATGGCTGAGCGCACGATCCTGGAGTTCCACAAAGAAGGACAGACCCGGGGCTGGAGCTGGAACAGCGAGCTGGCCTACGAGTTCGTGAAGGACTCGAACACCAACCAGATCACGGTGCCGGCCAACGTGGTGTCGTTCGCGCCGGATGCCTACCAGTGGGCAGGCCGGTTTCAGCTGCGCGGGCAGCGGGTCTACGACAAGGAGAAGCGCACCTACAGCCTGGAGGCAGCCATCCCCAGCCTGGAGGCAGATGTGGTGTGGCTGCTGCCCTGGGACGAGTGCCCGGAAGCGTTCAACCGCTGGATCACGATTCGCTCGGCGCGGGTGTTCAGCGATCGGGTGCTGAGCTCCGACGCGATCTTCAAGTACACGGCACTCGATGAGCAGATGGCGCTGGTGGAGCTGCAGCGGGTGGAGATCGAGCAGGCCCAGCCCAACAGCCTGACCGGCGGCCCGGGCCTCAGGCCGTTCCCCACCTACTCGCCAGGGCTGGGGCTGCTGGGCCGGAACGGGAGCTACCTGCGTGGCTAACCTCGTCAGCTACACGATCCCGAGCCTGATCCAGGGGGTCAGCCAGCAGCCGGACGCGCAGCGCGAGCCGAGCCAGGGTGAGGTCCAGATCAACGGGATGAGCTCGCTGGCCGAGGGCCTGCGTAAGCGGGAGGGCTCCCAGGTGATCGCCAAGGTGAGCACCACCAGCTTCGGGGACGTCTACTTCCACCAGATCCTGCGGGACTCGGCCGAGAAGTACCTGGTGGTGGTCGGCAAGACCGCGATCAAGGTGTTCGATCTGGAGGGCAACGAGAAGACCGTCAGCGCTCCCTACGGCTACGGCTACCTGTCATCGGTGGTGAGCGCCAAAAGCGACATCCGGGCGGCGACGATCGCCGACTACACCTTCATCAGCAACACCCGAGCAGTGCCGGCGATGGATGCGGCGCTGGCCCCAGTGGTGGCGCGGCCGTCCACCCACGAGGCGCTGGTGTGGGTGAAGGCGGCCAATTATGGCCAGACCTACAAGGTCAACCTCAACGGCACCCAAGCGACGATCACGACAGCCGTGGCTGCGGTGGTGGTGAGCGGCACCACCACAATCGAGAACCGGATCAGTTCTGAGGACATCGCCGCTTCAATCCGCTCGGCCCTGACGGGTGTTTCGGGGGTGACGATCGACCGGGTTGGCAGCGTGCTGCATTTCAAGTCCTCCAGTCCGATCACGATTGCCGCCAGCGACGCCCGGGCCAACGCTGACATCACAGCGATCACCAGCTCTGTGCAGGCGTTCACCGAGCTGCCGACCGTGGCGCCGGAGGGCTACCAGGTCCAGATCATTGGCGATCCGGGCAACAAGTTCGACGGCTACTACGTGCAGTTCAAGCCGCGCTCAGGCGCCGGCGCCTTTGGCGAGGGGGCGTGGGAGGAGACCGTCAGCCCGGGGGTGGAGTACAAGCTGAACGCCACCACGATGCCTCACCTGTTGGTGCGGCTGCCGAACGGCACCTTCTACTTCGGCCCAGCCAATGGCAGCGCCCAGGGCGGGATCACGGTCCCCAGCTGGGGAGAGCGCAGCGCGGGCGATTACGACACCGCGCCGGACCCGAGCTTCATTGGCTTCCCGATCCAGGACATCTTTGTCTACAAGAACCGGCTGGGGCTGCTGGCCGACGAGAACATCATCCTGAGTCGGACGCGGGACTTCTTCGAGTTCTTCCCGGAGACGGTCACCACGGTGCTCGACACCGACCCGATCGACCTGACGGCGAGCAACAACCGGGTGTCGAT